CTTCAGAGACAGGAAAAGTTTGTGGACAAAGTCAGAGACATGGCGAACATCTACGAAATGATCATTCACACCGGAGGAGACATACTCAGACAATACATCCTTGACCCAGAAAATCACGATCATTACACGTCCATATTACAGGGTATAGTGGATTACAGTAACGAAGTTTTTTTGAACATCAGAAAAAGATACAACTGTAATTTACCGAAGAATATTAATATATAGATACAATAGGATGATACTGATACTCTTTTTGATAGTGTTGGTATTGTATTTATTACCCGTATACAAAAGTCCAACCGTTTTGAGGGATTTCATCTCACCCGAAGAACGGCAACACATCATAAAAGAAGCCAAGGAGAAACTATCAGACTCACTGGTTGACACTGACGGTAGGGTCGACAAAGGAATTCGTCAGAGTCAGACGGCATGGCTTCAAAATACTGATCCAGTGGTGAGGGCTGTCATGGAGAGATGTGTTGGATATGTAAATAAAACGATCGATCACTGCGAACAATTGCAAGTTCTTCATTACGGTGAGGGTGGTCATTATAGACCACACCAAGATGTGTTTATAGGTGAAAAGAACAGTCGTCTCCACACCTTTATACTGGCACTCACAGACGACTACGACGGGGGTGAAACGGAGTTTCCAAACATCAACAAGTCTTTCAAGTTAAAGGCTGGTGATGCTCTATTTTTCAACACATTAGATAATTATGGGTTAGATACGTCCAGGGCTTTACATGGTGGGAAACCTGTAAAGTCCGGTGAAAAATGGATTTGTAATTTATGGGTAAGACAAGATCCTTATCAATAATTATGAGCAATATATTCTCAACTTTAATATAGATGAGTCTGTATCTGGATCTACCCACATACGATTTTCTGGAAATGACACATGAAGAAAAACGTATACTATTAAAAGACTTTAATCAACCTGTAGTGATACGCGGACTGTATCAATCTAAAGCTGTGCGGATGAATTTAGAAAACGTCGTTGATTTATTTGGTAATTCAGTATTACCTGTAGAATTTTATGACACACTGGATACTCGAGCGTGTGATGCAGGCACAGGAGCTGCCACAATGAAAGGACTTTTCGAGCATTGGAAAACTGATAAATCTCCAATTTTATACTGTGCCGAAGTTGATTTATTTAAACAAAATATATCCGAAACATTACTAGATACACTCAAAAACCCAAATACAGAACCCAGACAGGTCCAGGCTCTAATGCTATATTTGGGTAAAAATTGGGGAAGTGATTTACACATGCACGTTACTTCTGATTTCATTTTAAACCAGGTGTTTGGTAGTAAAACGGTATACATATTCAACAATTATGACAATCCAAATATAAATAAACATAGCCCATTTGATATGAAAAATTTCAACACTCCCAAAGAAAATTTTTTTGAACTGGATCACAGTCAAATGAAAATTTATAAGGTTACATTACAACCGGGTGACAGTTTGTTGATACCTCCTTGGTATTGGCACACAACACGTGGTCATGGTATAAATATGTCTATTACACAAGTATACCTTAGAAAAAGTGCATTGTATTTACTGACCAATCCAAATATTATCATAGACTATTTAATTGCATACCCAGAATTTATATGTGTGCCCGTCTTACTAATTGTTCTTATTCTTGCATTTCACCACGCTCGATGAGTTTCTTACGGTTGGCCATGTGCAAATCTTGGACGAGAGCCTTATTCTCAGCGCCGTAAGGGACCGCGTAACCATTGTCACACATCCACTTATTCACGTTGGTCCAGATTCCATCCTCACAAACCCACACCTCGGCGAGAACACGACCAAACTTTCCTCTAGAATCCGCCTCAGGGCATCTGAGTTCGATCTCGATATCATCCTTCTCAGACGCAACGGCCTTCAAACACCACTCCTTGAGCTTCTTCTTCGAAAGGAGACCAAACTTCTTCTCCTCCTTGTCAGAAGTGCGAGACTCGGGGGTGTCGATACCAAGAAGACGAACACGCTGCTTCGTGCAGACATCAAATCCTAGGTCAATGTTGACATCGATGGTGTCACCGTCGACAACCTTCTCGAGGGAGGATACACGGTATTTATACTTGCACTCTTCAACGTTGTAAGACATATATGTTATGTATCGTCTAAATCTTTAATCATCTTGTTGAGGACTGAATTGATTTCAGATTTTGTCAGGCTTCTAGGACCAACTGTATTACTTGGAAACGTGTGGGTATTAATTTTATCTCTGAGCATTTCAACTCGTTCAGTGTTTATTTTCAAAAAGTGGTGAGATTGTGCACTGAACTCCTGTCCCTCATTCAAGTAGCATCTTCCCGCGTACACACCTACTCTCCTAAACGCCAAATCATAGGGGTCACCTGGTTTGACGTATCTGAAACCGATGGGAGTAATCTTCTCCACCGGTGTTCTCTTTTGTTCCTTCTTTTCCCAAATCTGGAATACACACGGCACATCATACACACTTCCATTCACTTCGAAGGCATTTTTCTCAATGTCACGGGTGTGTGTGAGATGAAAATGTTCCTCGAAGGCGTTATTCATACTAGGTTTTGTGAATGATTTGGGTAGAATGAAAGCTATGATGTTCGCGAAGGTGCAACTCTTTTTGATGAACGCCTTAGCTAGTGAGGACTGCTTACCGAAGGGTGGATTACCAAAGACGATGACATCCCCAGACACTGTGGGTTCCCATTCAAAAAAGTCTCTCTTCTCGACTGTGTTTGATTTTGGATCGATGTCCATCGCGATGCGTGTAAAGTGAGAATCTAGAGCGTCGATGAAAGCACCCGAACCAGCTGAAGGTTCGACCCATGTATACGAAGAGGTGTTAGGCACGTGTGTGATGATAAAATCGACACAACTTTTTGCAACTTCTTTATTTGTATAAAATTGATCTTTATCATTGGTTCTAAATTTACCAGTGTCCTGGTCACACATACTCACATATGATTTCTTGTCTTTAATCTTCGAGGACCACTCTGAATTTTAGGTGTTATGTAGCCGTCATAGAACTTGTTACCATCTCCGAGATATACACATCTACTTGGAAACTTGGTGAGAACATCGTCAATCTTGAATGAACATTGTAATCTTCTCTGAGATTTGCTGTCGACTTTTGGATTGAGTTGTATCAGCCCCGACTTGTTTTGTAGTTCCTTTTTTGTGTCGTTATATATTCTGAATCTTTCAGCCTTGCTTAGTGGACCTGGGGGAATGCCTTTGATGATGTTTTCCAGTGCTGAGAGGTCTTCATAGGTGATGTCACCGAAAAAGTCTTCCTTCATCCCCGTGAGGTCCAGTTGATATATGTTTTGAACAACCTTCCAGCCATCGCGTTGAAGATATCGTATGACAGTCAAGTGAGTTTGATCTTCGTTCAGATGGTCGTATGTGTTGATGGCACTGCCCATACAGACTATGTTGGACTTTGTCGACTTGCAGTGATTGTCGACACCGTGTCTCCTGTTAAAATGGGATGGAAGATCAGTGTGAGATGTGTAAGAGATTGAGTTCATTTCGTCAATTGACGCACCTAAAATTGAACCGATTTCTCTTTCCCACATGAGTCCATGAACCTGTGTCTCGTTCCCATCATATGAACTATTTTCAAGCGACAACCTTTCAAATCTCTTAGTCAAATCTCGAATACCTGACATTTTTGCCTTCTTCACTGGTGGAAAACGTATACATCTGACAAGATTTGATGCGCTTAGACACTTAGAAAACATATAATATCATAGTACATTATAATGAAGTGTTTCGCGTATTCTTCGAACGACTCCTACAAACATAAATTGATAAAGACCAGTCGGAATGTTTTAAACGACGTGTATGATAAAAAGGCGGTTGAGCAACATCCAAAGCGGGCCGAAAATTTGAGACTTCGTCTACGCTTCAAAGAAGCGATACAAGAAGCACAAGAGATTTGTGAAGAGGAGGGGAAGAAATCGAAGGAGTGCCACCTCGCGTGGTATGAAGTGGATGAGTTGGATGACGCCATGTCTAGATACTATCCAAATCGAGACTAACTATCGGTGGTGGATCATCATACCCGTAATAGCGTATCGTTATTCCAAACATCTTGTTGAGCACAGCGTTCAGTTCGAGATTTATAATATTCTTCCACGTGTTCATGTTTGTTTCAAAATACTCAAGACCCTCTTCACTGAAACACATCTCTCGTAGGTCTTTTCTAGTTCTGAAATCATGCATGAGTATATTGACGACACGTGGAAATGGAAGGCATCCCCTCTCAGCGGCTGATATCAAATCTATGACGTAATATCCATGGGTATCACAAATGAAATTCACCTGCATTTTGGGAAATCCCTTGATGTACGCTTCAAAGTCACGTTGACTCGGAAGTGTGACAAAAATGGTGGTGTTCTCGTCGTCTATGGGGGTTGGTCTCGTCACACATGGGTGGGTGTGGTAGCTCACAAGTGATGGCCACACGTTGAGAACGGTATCGAGATCCACACTACTCCTGTCCTGTGATGTGACACATGTAGGTTTACCAAACAGGAGGGGTTCACCCGTCGTCATTCTGAAAGTTTTGACATTTCCGGCGTATTCCCACTTTGATTTACATGATAAGGTGCTGACCTCTTTCAGATCCTTTATGACTTTACTTGGAATCTGAACCTGTTTCCTGAGAAACATTTGAGGACGGATTACTGTGCTCATCTAAAAGTAGTTTGAAAAAATTATCGGCGGTTCCAATTCATGATAACATCTCTCTCGAGAAGGGTAATGGTGCCGAGCTCCGACCATAAGTAGTATCTGACTGAGATGCCAAACTGTTTGCGCATAATCGGGTCGATGTATTCGTTTATGAATTTTAACCAGCTGTCCCTAGTCACACGTGTGTATCCCACAACTCCCCACTGACCCTGTAAGGATCTGAACCGTTCACCTGTGGTCAGGTTGTTGAACAACGTGACGACAGCATTCGCATCCGGTATTTGCATGTTAGTCTCGATGAGATCTATGACATAATACCCTTGTTTTTCAAGAATGAGATTTGCCTGAATCGATGGATACGCCTTGATGTATGCTCTAAAATCTTTATCACTGGGCACGGTGAATAGGGGTGCGTTACTCACAGGGACGGGGTGTGTGTGATATACGATGTATTGAGTGAGATCTTCTTGGGATGGATTCACCGATGCAAAATTTCTATTTGTTCGAGCCGAGGGCTGGTTAAACTTGACATAGTTTCGTGTGTTGTACACCGTAAATGGTATGCTACCGACATATTCTACGTGTTCAGTAAAGGTCTTCTGAAAAACATCCCTCAATTGGTCGACGACTTTTCGACTAAGTCGCACAGACATGAATCTGTTATTTCTGTTCATTTTCATGATGGTGCCGACATTGAACTTGTTTTTCGGAATGTTCATTTGCTTAGACCTCACTTTCTTAGTCAGGTTTCGCAGGGCCTCTATAATGTCGATCTTCCTCTTTCTACGCATTTTGATTCGACGATCAAGTGCCCGCCTCGTGTCAGTGTCTCCTCTCTGACGGTCAATCGTCCTCCTGTCTGGGAGCTTCTTGATTGTCATCTTGTCATATATAGAGAAATTATTACATCTTAAACCAAATGATTGACGTGGAACAGATGGTCAGGGATGTGTACGTGGAACTTGGTCCGGGATACAGTGAGAGAGTATACCACAACGCCATGGAAGTTCTTCTACGAGAAATGAAAGTTCCGTATGAAACGGAAAGGCATATTCTTGTTCATTTTAGAGGTCATGTGGTGGGTCAACTGAGGGCAGATATCATAGTAGATGGACATGAGATACTGGAGTTCAAAGCTGTCAAAACCATCAATGAAGGGGCGGAGTTACAGGCTCGAAACTATCTTCATCTGACTGGTCTGAGGACTGCGTATGTTGTGAACTTTCCTCCTCATCCTGATCGTGAAGTGGAGATCCGAAAGATCTCAGTAAGACCATTAGAGGGAGAACTCTCGAAAGCGTTTGATAAAATTCGTTCGCATCATCGTAGTGTTTCTGTGGATCTAACACAGCTCCTTCCAGGAGCTCCTGAGCTTGAGTTAGATGAAATTTAGCTTGCTCCATACAGTATTGAATCGCCGGATCTGCATAATTTAGGTTGTTCATCTGGGGTAAAACATAATGATCTAAATTATACAGGGTTATGAGAGCCTTTTCCTCTTCTTCAGTCATTTGTCTGAAGATTCTAAAAGAATGGAACAACTTAAGTTTCATAAAATCACACGGTTGGTATAAACTCCCAACGTAGATCCGCACATATCTTCTTCCATATCACATCTTGATGATAAAGTTTCTCCTTGGATTTTAGAAGTGGAAAGTATTGTAGGTATTCATCTTCACCCAAGAGTTCACAAAACTTGTACAAGACGTATGAGTAACTGAGGAAATTCTTCCTCTCCGCCGGACAGTTTTTATCGAACGGCTTTTGGATATCCTTGAACATGATGCGTAAAAGTTCTTCGAGTTCTTGGGGCATGTTGGGAGGTTTGATGCCGTTCAGTATGTTGGTGATATAGGGGACGTGCTCGTAATACTTGTTGAGACGAAGCTTCTTCAACATTCCTCTAATTTTGGCGTGCGTAATGTCCTCCAGGTTTTTGATTTTTATTTTTTTGAGCTCGGATCTCAGTTGTTCTATGACTTCATCGGGAATGGTCGTCATTTCTTGAGCTTGAAATTGTGATAGCCACTCGTTGAAGTGGTTTTCACGTTTATACGAATAGTTGACTATCTTTTCTGACGTCTCTTGCTCCTCCCTATATGTCAGTTCTTCACTGATCAGGGTCGTCACTACGATACCACATTTTTCACAGACTAGGTCACTCGTTTCAGGGAAGTGTGTCAAGTTACTTTCATTACACTTTGGACACTCATCCATCAAACGTTCACTAGGTCTTGTTATATTGTGTTTTTCAACTTCAATCAAATAGTCTGTGAAAATGTCTTTTCTTTTTAAACCCACGGTTTCTTTCACGTTAAATATATTATCCGTGTTTGATTTTTCACTCGTTTCGTCAGTGTATTGATTCATGTACGGCATACACTTTATGATATAGTCTGACATCTCGAATTCATATTGTCTCCTGTTTTGTGGGTCTTTCTCTATCAGGTCTTTCCATTCTTTTATTCGATTGTTGTATCTACTTAAAAAATTACCTTCCATTCTTTATATAGAAATGCTGCTTAATTTTTTAAGTAATGTTATTTACATCTTCAAGAAATTGACCACACCGAAAGACTATCAAATCTTCAAGGAGGAACTGGAATACAGCATCGACTATGACATGAAGTATCTCGTCGAAGATCCATTTTGGATGAAGGAGTGTAAGGATTGGGATGGCATTTTGGAAAACTTCTACATCGACGTCACTGGGTCGGACTTCAGACATACTTCCATTCCCCAGAACGTGAAAAACGTCGTGTTGAGAATCAAATACTTTTACAATGGTCACCTCTATTCCGTGATCACGAATGATATTAATTTTCTACCTGGTGAAAATGAAGATGAATCCATGCATTTCAGTATCCCCCTGACTGGTGCTTGGGTGGCTGATCATGATGACAAACCCATCACGAACATCACCGATAAAGTCAAGAGATACGCAGGTCCAAGGGGTGATTTTCACAAGGAGAAAGTTCCACTTAAGGACTTTTTATACTATGATCATGAACATTTGAAGAATAAGTTCCCCAAGATCATGTTAGTGAACGGTTTAGGTATGAAAAAAACCGTATCAACACTCGAAGGTTTCACTACTGATCTTCGGATACCTTAGTGGCAAGATAGAACTTGAGCTCCCCAAGGTTCGCGACATTGTATTTGAGGATGAGGAAACGATTACCAGTTTCCTGGATAATCTGCACAGAAGCACACATACTCGTGGCTTTCGTGAAAATGTTGAGATATTTGAGGCTATACAAACCAGAAATGGTCGGGCTCTCCTCCACACACTCAATCGACGTCTCCTGGTTCGCGAAATCACCTTCGCAATTGAATTTGATTTCCTTACCGGTTCGGATGATTTCGATGTAGTTTCCGATGTTCGACATATCTCGGCACAGTCTCTGAAAGTCGATGGAGGGTAGGGTCGTGACAGTCGTCATCTCAACATCCGGAACCTCGATGCGACTCTCGTTGATATCCAACAGTTTGAGTTGAAACTTGGTGTTTGTCTTTTTGGTATCACTGGAAATTGTGATGTTCATATATTCCTTGCAGTTGATTTCAATCTGAAGAACATCATTATTCGTGATTGTCTTGAGCAACTTGAATGTATTGGAAATATTAATACCAGCGATGACCTCCTCCTGGTCACATGAGTATTCTTCAAAATTATCAGCGGAGAGGAAGATGTCTACGAGAGATGTCCGGGCCGTGTCTAGTGTAACAATGAACATACCCTCCTTTCTGAAGTAGATGTTGACATCGTTTAGGATGTCTTTCAGTACTTCAAAAGTGGACTTGAAAGCAGCTGCTTGAATTGTGACTAACTTCATGATTACTGTTTAAACGCTTTACATCTTTAACTCTGTATATGGCTGCCCCTTGGAAACATCTTTGCTTATCTTTTCCTCCAACTCCTTCGTCATAGGTGGCTGTAAAGATTTTCCATAGTCGTCCAGTGAAAACATATGAGCGTTGTCACCCTTTCCATCTAGAGAAGACATGGTACATCCCATACCACCGATCGCGCTATGGGATATCTCTTTCGCTGGGAGAAGGGAGTCTAACCAGTTTTTGATTTCGTTACCGACGAGGATTTTACCATTCTGTGTCAACATCGTGGGCACTCGAGTGATTTTACTCTTATAACTAGACGGTATACCCTGTGTATTTATGTTGTGGTAGTGCACGAGTTGCTTGAGCTGATGATGCTGATTGATGTATTCAATGACTTCCATGGAAAATTTACACCTGGGACTGTAAATTAAAAGTGACATCTACTATTTCACAAGTTAAAATTCAAAAAAAAATTAACGCATACTTATAATATGAACTACCTCCTCGCCTTCATACTATTGGTCGTCGTGTTCATTCTGACCAACGAGAATGAACATTACGACTTGTTTGGATTCTCAGGATACACAGTTCCGAGGGAAACTCAGTTGATGGACCCCTTTCCAAATCTTACCGGATACGAGCAGGTGAAGAACGACGCGAACGCTGACCTGATGGAGAGCATTGTTCTCAAAACGAACAAGGAGATACACAAGAGGACCGGAATTTCAAATTACATCATAGAGACCACTTCGATGAAGAAGTTAGTCAAGGAGACGGCCACCATTTATGAGTGTCAGTTCATGACTGTGAAGAAGAATGGGTTTTCGTTTGGATTTTCTGTAGTTGTCTGGTTCATAGCGGAGGAAAGAAAACCCCTGAAACTTTTAGCCATAAGATCGCAGCCTATAGGATTCCAAAATCCTAATCAAACCCTGGGGTTCAATGAGAAGACGATGGGTAAGGATTTTATAGACTATAAGCTCGTCAGGGAAAATCACATCCCCGACAAAAGTGATTTTGATTCGTCCATGTCTGTGTTCAGAGATCCAAACGCTGAACTGACCAGGGTGTATATCGAGGAACCAGTGGGGGTGGATGTCCAAACCAAGCAGGTCAAGAATGAACTTCACGAATTGAGGGAGGACATCGAAGAGAATGTTAACGTGGCGAGGAAGAAGACGGACAACTTCCTACGCAACCTGGAAAATGACCCCGAACTTGTGAGGGGTCTCAAAAAAATTGAGAGGACAATCAAAAGTGGGTTTGAAACTGTAAAAAATAAATTGCAGTAAATAGTAATGTTAAGCATCAATGACGTGACGAAAATTGATGAAAAGAGGAAACGTATCAAGAAGGAAATATACACCAGAATCTATGAACAGTTTTCGTCTAAAATCAAGCAGTCCGTTGAACTTGGCTGTAAACAGATATTCTTAACAGTGCCCAACTTTCTCGTTGGGTATCCAACATTCGACAGGGGACAGGCTGCTCGATACGTGGCTAGACAGTTTGTCCTCGGTGGTTTCACCGTGCAGATGATCAACGAGTGTGAGTTGTACATATCGTGGTACACTCCCAAGAAGAAAAAAGAGCGCGCTGAAAAGGCTAGTGAAGATGATTTCCCTAATCTAATGAACCTCAAGAAGATGGCGAATAAATACAGGGGAAGTGCGTAGTAATTTCTGATTTTAAAAAACCCCTTAATCATAAATGGACAATTTAAACGTTCTCGTCGAAGCGAAGAAGGAATACCTCGGGCAGATGTGTTTAATTATGTGTCCAGCTATGATTGAAGTTTTTCAGGAAATGTACAATGAATCCGTGAAGACATCTAAGGGCAAGCAGGTCTTGATCATGTTTCAGAAACTCCTGAAGGAGGTGCCCAACTGGTCGAACGCCATGTCCAAGAGGCACAGTGACAACATCACCGGACGCTGCGCGTGGTTCAATGACCTACTGGCTGCTGTCTTCGTGGCGTGCACGAAGATTCTCTCCGCGGTTCGTCTCAAGGCGGACAACAAGAAGATTGCCCTCAAACTCCCCACTGAGGAGGTTTTCATTCAAACCTGCTACAACAACGCCGCGCGTGATCTCTACAAAGACCCTTACATCTTCCATGAGGAACAGAGTGAGTATGTTCGCGACGATAACCTGACCACACGCTTTTCGACCTGCATCGAGACCACTGTGAAGGAACTGATTCCTGTCCAACAAATTCTCCAAACCTACATGTCCCAAGAGACTCGAGACATTTCCCTCGACGGTGACGTCCAGGATAGCGCTGATCCCGAAGTGTTGGATGAGGGTGACGACCCGAACGCGTTCCCAGAGGGAGAGGGAGAGGGAGAAGAAGTTCAGGGTGAGGCGTGTGAAGAGCCACAGGCTACAGAGGAGGCCGCGCCGGAACCCCAACTCACCGGTCTCGAGAATGAATTCAAAACCGTCCCGGGTGTACAGGCTCCCCCCCTCGAGGATCCCGAACCCGAAGAATACCAAGATGTTCCCCCCCAAGGTGAACAGGGTGAGTTCCAACCCAAGCCTCCCGAGGATGATGGAGTCCTCTTCGGTGACGCACCAGAGCGCAGGATAAAAAATCCCCGTTATAATTAAATGGAAGACCTGTCCAATTATTTAAGAGATCCCGTGAGCGCCGCTTTAATCGCGGCTGGTATCACGGCTGGTTACATTCATCTCAAGGCGTACCTCAACAACGAGGGTAAACTCGAGCTCAACAAATACACCAAGCCCGCGACCCTGAACGCCATTCTCGTGTTCTTTATCGTCTCTGGTGGTATTGGTAAACGTGAGGTTATTTCAACCGAGCCTTTCTAAACTTAAAGATTAGATTTGTAAAACAAGTAAATGGCGTCTGTCTCTGCTTTCAATGATATGATGGGTCAATTTCTTGTGGAATTGCACAAGACTTTTCCAGATGAAAAGGGCATCAAGAAAATGCTCACATCTTTTGATGTGTTGAAATCCACCAACCCCCGCCTCGTCGTCGACGGTTTCATGCAGGGTGTCACCCCCTACGCTGATCAGATTTCCGCGAAGGATGACAAGTTTCTCATCGAGGAGTGTTCTAAGATTGATTTCCTCAAGGATCTCGACCTTTCCTCTTATTGGGAGCGTATGTCTGTCAACACTAAGGAGGCGACGTGGCAGTATCTCCAGACTCTATACATGCTGGGCACCACGATCATGGCTCTCCCCCCAGACAAGATGGCTCAGATTGAGGCACTCGCGCAGGGTGTCGCGTCTCAGCTACAGGAAGAGGGTGGTGAGTTGAACGAAGATGCTCTCATGAAGATGATGGGTAGCATGCTCGGTGGTCTCGGTCCAAAAAAATAAACCTGAGCTTATACTAAATGAAGAAGGTTTGGTTCGACGAACCTCGCCAACTCGTTGATGATAAAAACTTTTTACAATTTTGGCCTAATTCTAAACAGACCCCAGAAGACCGAATCAACTCCGCTTCGAGGTTTATCATTTACGCTTCTGCCCTGCTCTATTTAATCAGGCGCGATCCTCGTGTCTTTATCTTGGGCACAACTATTTTGGGTGTTATTTACGTTCTTTATAAGTCTAAGATGGTCAAGGAGAGCTACGGTGAGGCGCCCAGCTCTCCCGAGGCGACGTGTCAGAAACCCACCATGGACAACCCCATGGGTAACGTGTTGATGACGGATTACTCGCAGGCTCCTAACAGACTCGAGGCGTGCTATTATCCCACCGTCAGGCCTCATGTCAAGAGGTATACGAGTGATCGGATCCCTTATGACAGTGGACGGTCCAGGACTGCCATGCCCAAGTATTTGAGAAACGCCATGGAGAGGCAGTTTGTGACGATGCCAGTTTCCAAAATCCCAGGAGGGCAAACAGAGTTCGCGGAGTGGTTATATGGACCCAAGAATGG